ACGATCATACGTGAAACGAAAATCTCGTCGCATGCCACAATCACAAAATTGTGATATGTCAAAGGTGTCACAATACCATGCGCATTCACCACCGCACAGCTTGCAACGATCCCTCACGACACCGTTCTCAATAGAGTCCTCACTCTGCTCAAGATACCTCGTTGTGTTGGCTGTCCACGCTCCATTCTCTGGACTCTCACGCGTTCGCAACCAACGAGCACTTAATTCATCATACGTCATCAACGGACGAACCATATAATCACGAAGATTCAAGTGCTCAATGAGCTCTTCCAAGATAATCTGAAATTGCTCAAATTCCACTTTGCCATGATGCCACATCGTGTCGTTTTGGGACACAATGCAGTCAATGTACGCTTTTTCTTTGGAGACAACCTTTGATGGAATGGTCAACATCAAGGCCTTGCGCACTGAGGTCACATCTAGTGGAGCAACGTAACCATCAACCTCCGGCTCAAACCGAAAACTTCTCTTCAAAAAGGTAATTTCATCACCTCTTATATACGGGACACTTTCTCGGTCTTTCTCAGCCATCGTATACACGACATTCACGGATCTCAAATATTGAGAAATTGCTGTATGATTGAACCACGGAGCACTTGGGGAAACATTCATAATGTTATCGTCGCCATAAAACATAGCTCTGACATCCTTGAAAAAGTCTCGTCCTATTTTCAAGGTTTCCCACCGGTTATCCGGATTCACAGCTGGATTGAGTTCCAAGTAACAATGAATCATGTAAAACGCATTCACCAAACCATTGATGATAACGGTAAGCGCATGACCAGAGGGGTTCTTTCCAGTTCCCATAATAAGATCACCAAAGTAATCCACCATGGGATTGATCAGATCCTCAGCAGCAGCCTCCATCATCACTACGTGTTCGGGTTCAGCACCTAAGTGCTTTGCCAACAAAATGATGAATTTGTACGACACTCTTAGGAATTGGATGATCATCGAAATATCAAATTCCTTAAAATCACCAGCAATCCAATTGTCACTCTTGTTCATCCATTTGAACAACAAATCCCATTGCGACCCTGTCGCATCCATTCCAGGCGCTTGCATGAACACAAGCGGATTGGTTTGCACCAACCGCGTAAACCATGTAAACACCATCCGCTCCGCAATGATAAGTCCAGCCGGACCACCATAAAAAATGCGGGTGGATTTTGTCTCAATCTTTGCAAACTTCCGAGGCTCATCTTTCAAAGCCGCTGTAAAAACAGGACAAGCTCGCTTCTTCTCAGACCAACGTTTAAGCACGAAATCAATATCGGCTTGCACATCGTCATCTACAATTAGCTCACTAGTCCAATCACCAGCAACAATGGGCTTAATCTTGTTGAATTTTGGAGTTTTATACGGAAATCCACATGATGTCGACATTGGTATGCGATCAATAAAGCGCACACCTGGAACACCATTCACTGCATCGTGTTGAGTAATCTGGTAAACCTTCCAGTTATCACTAAACTGCATGGTATGCTGTAACAAAACAGCACACGCCAACTCAGCACGATACGCACTCACTCTTGCATTCGACCGCCGGAAACTTTGGAGATGGAGGAATTTCACCTCTCTCCCCGCCATCACCGGTGGTCCATGGGTGTGAGTAAACCCATGC